AATAACGGTCGCAAAGAAACAACTTTCTCACCAAAATGAACTAAATATTGAGTATCAGTTGTGGCTCCTGTAGGTGCACTACCAACTATCAATCCAGGCGTTTTCTCAGTCAATACCTCACTTTGAGAAACGTAATAAGACATTCTCTTAGTTGGATCAACATCGGTGGGATTTGCAAACTCTATATCATCTCCACCTCTAACATATACATTGACCTTAACCTCATTAGAAGCAACAGGAGCAGTTAAAGTATTGAGGACCCGAACGGTTAAATAACCATTATCGAACAGAGGATTAATGGCCCATGCGCTAGTTGAACTAGTAGTCCATGCACGATTACCAGAATCGGCAGGATCTATTTGTGTGCGACAACGTAAAAATTGTGTGGCTTGCTGATATGGAACACTAAATTCAACATTGTTAGAAAGACCTATATCCAAAATAGCAGTGTGAACAACGTTGGAAGTATTAGACAATACGCCAATATTATTGCCTGTGGATGAATTACCAGTCCCAGATGGATCAAATGAAATCAATAATCGCCCTTTATGATACTTTGTACAAACAACATGAAATCGAAAGATCACAGTACCTCTCCAATTATCAAAAGCATTTGTAACCCATCCCATTGGAGTAAACCAAGCGGACTTACAACCACTATTAAAATTAGTTGCATCAAAAAGAAAGGTATTAACCCTACTTTGAAACAATAACGTGTTAATTGTGGAAGATGTACTCCAATTAGTTTGACATAACCAAGACTCTCTTGAGCAAAGATGCCTTATAGACATTTCATCTTCTCCAGTGGGTAATCCAATAATACGTGGATCTACAGACAGTTCATTTTTTGCATCAACTGTTAATTTCTCAATAGGATATGAAATATCAGGTGAGGCTAACTTCGGAAACTGCTCATTTCTAACTGGCATAGTATTGGCAATAATAGGGACATTTGTAAAACCGAATAATCTAGCTATGGAGGAAATAGCTCCAGCACCAATTTCAGTAGCACGTGCAAATGGACCAATGATGGGAACATCAGTAAGTGATCGAGCAACTCTTGCAATTGCAGATGCTGGTTTTGACACTATACCATCACCATATTCATCAGATTGTGCAACATAGCATGAGGCACCAGAAAGCTGAATATTTTCAACCCAGGCATAGATGACGATATTGATGTTTTCACCTGAAACCCCATTAGCAGAATCTAAAGGAGCATATGTCAAGATCCTAATGGCACCTAAATTAGTTATATCTCCGAGAGGGCCTGAAGATAAATTAACCCAATTCCTATTCCAAATAAAAGGTATTGTCATTTCAAAAGAAGTGGCAACACCAGGTAATATATCCACATGAGGCCGATGTGAAAAAGGTATCAAATGCTGTGATCCAGAGGATGGGATGGCAATAGTTTCAGGATTTATATTTTGCATGGGTCTATAAGTAACTCGTGCATGACCATAATAAAATGGAGAAGCCAGTACCTGAAATTTTAGTTTCAAGTCACCACGAAACCACGCAAAATTAGAAAGTTTCCGTTTAACAGCTGGATTAGTACTCCACAATTGCCAGCATGGAAAATTTCCAGTATAGGTATTAGGAGTGGATTCCAAATCTACGATAGGAATAGTATCTCCCGTATTACTCGTAGAAGTCCAAGATGCTGTACCAATCTGCACAGGTCTTTGAAAGAACGCTGCAATATCCGTAGCTACTGTCCCATCTGCTCCACCATAGGCATGATTTCCAGAAGCAGAACCTATGCCAGAAGTAACGACACTATCAGCAAAAGTGGTAATAACTTGTGTGTTTAACGCCATGTTAGCGTCACCCTCCTCCAAAATCTCAGCCTGAGGCTCAAAATCAATATTAGAATTGGTCCTATCTGGAAACACTCTATTAAAAACACTATCAATGATATCAGGTCCTGGAGAATTATCATTAGAATCATCATCAGTAACGTCAGGAACAGTTGGGCGCCAGACAGGACCACTTTCACCAGGACCGTTAGATACTGGTGGGGCAACAGGACACGAAGGTGTCTCTTCTGGTACATTTGGATGAGTATAATCTCCTTGTAAAAGTGTGGGGGTTGAGCCCCCACTGTCACTCACACAACCTGAGTGTGAAACAGCCGTTAAATTTAGTTTCAACGGACGACGTGCCATTCTTACTCGGGAATGGCTACCTTTTAAATTGATGCAGACAAAATATACAAGATAAAGGCGAGTCAAGCCAATATCAGGAGTGTACTAAACACCATGAAATTCACCCATAATATATGCAGTGGATGAATCTGCAGTTATTTTTACGTGGTAGTCCTCCACGGTTTAGACAATGGGTTGTCTCCCAAAATAATGCTTATGCATGCCTGAAAGAATACTTGATGGCCGAATCACGGTCACCAAATCTCATCCAGAATTCATACACAAGATCATAATAGTCAGGAAAGGTCGAATCCCTTACCCAATCAGTTAATTTTGATTCCTCGATTATCTTCTCAAACATTAATTTCTTGCGATCAAATACTTCCTTACCATGAAAGAAATACTCACGTAAGGCAGTTTCAATAACACAAATGGAATGAGCCTCAGAACACAATGAAGGACTCTTGACACATGTTGTTAACATTTTATCAAAAGAGGAATTTTCTAAAGGTCCAACTATTGCACCAATATCGGCATCCCACCTGAAGCTGCGCTTCAAAAATGATGCTTGATCAATGCTAATATAAGGCACACTTTCAGCCTCTTTATCAGCCATGGTATACTCAACTCCTATCAGCTTCAATGCAACAGATATACGAGTGTGATTAAACTTCGGGCATTCACTAGAAACGCACATAAGATTATCATCCCCATATGTAGCCAACTTGACATTCTGCTGGAAAGTAGAAACGTGTTTCCCACTAATTATGGAATATGCATATCTCATATAAAGACTATTAACAAGACAATTAATTATAACGGTCAAGGGATGTCCAGAAGGGTTTCCCTGAACCTGTAACAAATCTCCGTTAAAGTCAACTTCAAAATATGCTGTATCACTAGCGATGCACCTAAGAACCATAATATCTTCAGATGGCCACCCAGCGCGTTCAGCAAGGCGTATGAGAATATTAAATGCTGATAAAACAAAAGCTGCACTCATTTTCTTATCAAAACACTTATAATCTCCACCTACCATATTATTTTGACCAAAATGGGTAACATAATTATATAATTTCTGCCACTCCACCGACTGAGCAACTATGCCAGGCATAGCTTCGAAAACAAAAGGATTATTCTGAATTAGTCTGACATGTGATAAAAAATATCGTCTGACCACCAACATCCAAGCAAATTCTCCACCAACAAATACTCTAGTCTTACCCGATTCTATCTTTGAACGTGGCATAGGATCATCTTTCAAATGAGCACAAAATTGGGGGTGAAATCGCTGACCTCGAGAATAACAGTTCTCTATGGAAGAAATTCTATCCATGATGACATCATCAACATGAGTAATCTTTCCCATATCATCCACAGTAATGAAATGCTTCTTTGATCTCTTAAAAGGATTACCAGCACTCGTACTCTTGTTAATAGAGTCAACATAGGTAACACCATCAACTCCATTCAATGAAACATCAAGAGTATAAACCTCCAACGAATTGAGTTTATCGCTTAATTGAGTCACAATATCATTGAAGAACGCATCCTCACAGCTTTGCATAATATCAGAACTATAAGTGTGAGGTTGAGCGACCATATCAGAAATGGCTATACGCCAAGGTCGCCAATCCATAACTGGTGGTCCATAATTGTCATCATATCCATGTTTAACAGCATAAGGATGAATATGAGTACGCACTACTTTAGACTTAGATTTGGCTCTATAGCCCGCAAAGCTGCCAATGACACCAACAGTACCCTTTTCTAGAAATCGCACAACAGATTTCTGATGAATAGGAATCAACTTGCGCTCAAAACCAGGTGCACTAATAGGTAGCTCACCACAGTCAACTTGAGCAATATATGTTCCAACAAGTTTTTCCAACATATTTTGTGAAATATGTTGGAAAAATATCTTACCAGGTTTTCCACATGTGTGGCTACCCATTATAACTTGAGAACCGTTTATATCAGCTAAACACATAGAACCACAATCTCCTTGCTGAGTATCTTCATTTACTTTGCCATGATAACCAGGAACAGAAAATACAGGACAAATTCCAGTATGTATGTCAGATACTTTTACATGTCTAACAGTACCTGTTCGATCTCTCATGATATAGGTACCACAATACCTCCCTTCCACTAACTTGTTCTTGGGAAAATATGGTAACAAATTGGGTCCAGGAGGGACAGCTTTTATTTCCATTATGGCCAAATCAGAATCTTTAAGGGTTCGCACATCACGTGGAGAAACAGAAATATTGAATGTATTCCTGGACACATTTTGAGTAGTGTCCTCAAATATAATATCAACACTTCCGTGATCTCCCTTGTAGGCATGTTTATTAAATACCCAAAGATTACCCTTAACATTCACACCAGTAGTAGAAAACACTTTACCGGGGTAACCTATCATTCGAAAGTTCAAACGAGCGGTATTTCGTGTGAGTTTATTTAATAATATGTCTCCCTGAGCACATTTGGATTCACCAGAAATATCTACACCAGTAGGTTTGTATGGATCATGATAGTAAAAAGTGGGTTTCTCCGTGGCTGTTGGTACGGGAACAGTCCCAACAGAGCCCTGAGCCTCCATACCAGTTTTCCTCCAAAGATTATACAAAGTAGCAACAAATGTGGCACTGGATAAAAAAGACACAAGATAAACTAATCGTTTATCAGAAAACTTGGTGTCACGCACAACTTTTCCAGATAAACGGAAAATTAAGCGAGCACTTTGTAAATCACACCCACAAATTTTCCTCGCTAATCTAAGTTTCCACAAGTCCCCAAATTTCCACATATAATAATATGCGCAGATAACCCA